ACTCTCCAGTAGTATTACTTTTAAAAGTAACTGGTCTAAGTTGTTTTACTTCGGTTAAACCCCAAGTTGCATCAGCTATATCTTTTTTATATCTTAGTGAAGAGGTTGAACGTCTTAGTATTCCATCACTTGTTATTACAGCATTTGCATTATTTCCTGTAGTAACATTATAAGGAGAACCACTATCTGTTCCTGTAAAAAATACACCATCACTTCTAATTAAAAACTGTGTTGTGCCATCAGCAGAACCCATTAAACAAGTATATTGAGAAGAACTACTACCAGAACTTACAACCCTTAATCTTGAATTTGCTACAGCAGAAGTAGTACCCACTAACAAATGTCCTTCAGACGTTGCTCTTATTTTTTCTGTGCCGTTACTTGAGATAACTGTAATACCTCCCGTTGAATCGATAACAATATTTTCACCTGCACTAGAGGTTAAGGTTAAATTATCTCCAGCACCATTACCAATGATGTGGCTATCACCAAATTTTATATTGCCATTAACTTCTAATTTTTCTGCAGGACTTGTAGTTCCAATTCCAACATTACCATCATAATTCAGTTGCAAGATAGTGCCACCAGTTTGAGAATTAAACTGAAACTGACTTAAAGTATGCCCAATATCCCAATAGAATGCACTACTTCTTTCAAACCTTATAGTAGGTGATGCCGAGTCATTTATGTCTAGATTTTTACTAGGACTTGAAGTACCAATTCCAACACGATTGTTACTTGCATCAACAACTAATGTAGTTGTATCAACTGTTAGCGCATCAGAAACTAAAGTACCTGTAAGTGTAGCTCCAGTTGCAGATGTTTCAAATTTCTTAACATTATTATGATATAAGTCTACTGAGCCATCTGTAGTAAAAATTGCTTTTACTTCCGTTCCAGCATAATTATAAATTTTAACATCATCAGCTTTTAATCTTAAATCTGCTCCATTACTATTAATATAACTATCAGATCCATCGTGGAAGATTTGTAAATCATCGCCTGTACCAAAGATAGCTTTTGCATTATCGTCAAAGTTTGCGGAAGCAAATTTTACATTTACTGCTGTTCCTGTTGCAGAAAATATTGCATCAAGAGCATCTAAATCATTATTTATTTTTGTTCCCCACGTATCAGTAGAAGCTCCTACTTCAGGTTTGGTTAAACTTAAATTCGTTGTTGTAGTATCTGCCATATCTATTTACCTTTATTATGCTGCATCCGACCAGGATGTTGAGCTATTTGTTTGTTCATTCCAGGTTGTTGTTGAAACTGTTTGATCCGTGTACGTGGTTGTCGATACAGTATCGTCTGACCATTTTAAACCACCTAATGCAGAAAAACTAGAAGTCTGAGCAATAGTTCCTGAAACAGAATATGTAAGGCCACCTGATGCTGTAAAACCACTTGTTTGAGCAATGGTTGCTTCACCTGAATTAATTAATTCTGCCGTTGCACTAACTCCAGATGTTTGTGCAATGGTTGCGCTACCTAACTTAACTAACGTGCCAGCAGAAGTAAAACCACTGGTTTGTGCTGACGTAGCTTCTGCGGCTAAAACAATTACTGCACTTGCTGTTACTCCAGAAGTTTGCGCTATGGTTGCCGCACCAAGTTTTACAATTACAGCAGTAGCAGAGAAAGCGGATGTTTGCGCTATAGTTGCTTCACCACGATCTATTTGTCTACCAGTTGCTGTAAAGCCAGAGGTTTGAGCGCTAGTAGCTACACCTAATTTAACAATTTCTGCGGTAGCGGTAGTTCCTGAAGTTTGCGCTATGGTTGCACTTGCTGGTTTAACAATCGTACCTGACGAAGTAAAACCAGATGTTTGTGCGCTAGTTGCAGAAACTGCAAATGTTAATCCAGGAGTTGCGGTAAAGGCTGAAGTTTGAGCTGACGTAGCTGCGCCAAACTCAAATACTTGTTGGCCATAGTAAGATTTACCATAGCCACCTAAACCATAACCTATGGAAGCCATGTTATTAAGCTAGAGTTATATCAAGATCTCCAGCATCAAATCTAAAAACATCTCCACTGGTAACTGTTTTGGAAGCAGTTAATGCTGCCCAAGCCATTAAGTTTCCACTAGATGCTGCATCGAAAACTCCAACATGAGTTACAGTTCCCCAAGTGCCAGTTGCGGTTACAAATTCTACTGCTGCGCCATTGGTTGCTTGTGTTGGTGAAGTGCCACTAACTGTCATAGCTGCCATGCTTTTACGAGCATAAGAACCACCAGAGCATTCTGTGCCACCGCCAGTATCAGACGGAGCTGCTGTAAATAAACCTACATATAAAGTAGATGGTGCTGTATAAGCACTACCACCAAATACATGATCTAAAACTTTGTCTTCTAAATAATCACTAAATCCTGCCATTTTTTACCTCTTAACTATTAAAATGATAAGTTGTTTTATGTGCTTTGCCATAAGTTCTTCTTCTTGGTATTAAAGAACCTTTACCAAACTCAGCACGTTCTTGTTGCATCCTCATTTCCTCTAGTGCTTTTTCAAACAGTTGAGAAAATAATGCGACACGATCATCTTCCATAAGAAAGATTGAAGCGTGTTTCAGACATCCATATAAATAAACATCTGGGTTTCCAGTAGACACAAAGTTAGTAGTATTAGAATCACTTAACGCTGTGACTTTGCTGTAATAAGTTAATTGTAATGTATAACTTGTGTCAGGTGTAGGTGCTAATTCCAAAGTATTATCAACAATAGCAAAAAAAGCTGGCTGACCTGTGCTGTTATCATTAGCTTTTCTATAAACATCTAATGATTCAATAGATTGTTGAAACAAAGGTGTGAAATCGCCAGAAGTTATTTCTATATTAATAGCTTCTAACCAATCTGTAGGCAAAGTTAAATATTGACCATCTGCTGTTGCAGTAGCTCTTTTAACCATGTCTTTTGATCTTAATCTTCTATTGAGTTCACCTTCGGTAGTATCAATAAAAGTGTCCATTTGAGAAGTTAAATCACTTCTATTTAAGTAATTTGCAATTTGTGTTTTTAATTCATCGTAGGTCATATTTTACCTGGCCATATTCTAAATAATTTATTGTCTGGATCGTTTAGCCATTTTTTCCATTGAGCTTTATCATTGGCCCAGCCTTCACGTATCGCTTGTTGATATATTACCATAGGTATTTCAGCCACGTGTTTTAATTCTTTGCTTTGCGTGTTGTAAGACAAGTTCTTACAGTTATCTAATATGGGTTGTACGTTTTGTGTAGTGTGATAAACGTTTTTATTATCTTCAGTAGCAAATTCACTAACGAAGTTTTTTTTGGAATCTATTATGGTTCTTGCTGTCATTTTAAAAAAGAGGGGTGATTACTCACCCCCCTTAATTATACTTATGAAGTAGACAAGTCAGCGGCTATACCGTGAGCTTTTTCATTGCTCACTTCTAAACCGAACTCAACTACGATCATTTTAGTCATTGCATCCCCAATAGTTGAGATGTCGATAGTTTCGAAATCTCTTAGGAATGAAGTTTTAGCATAGTTAGGATCAACAAATAAAGCTGATCTGCTTCTACTAAAGTTTGAAGGAACTACTTTTAGTTCTCCAAAGTCTCCAGCATAGATTGCTACAGATGCTTCAATTGTGTTTGCATCAACTGTCTGAGTTACAGAAGTTCTACCACTAAAACCAGATACAACACCTTTCACGTGTGGGCCAACTATTAACATAGAAGGTTCACCACCATTAGCGAAACATAATTGTTGTACTGCTTTTAAGATAGTTTCAGTAAAAGCTCTTTGCGTTCCATCAGTAGGAGCAGCACCGTTACCAGCACCCGCACCATTAGTACCTCTTGAAACATTAGTTTCAGTCCAAGTTTCAAATCCACCAGTCTGACGAACAGTTGTAGCATTACCAGCATTTTTCGCTACTTTAGAACATAAAGCAGTTTCCATGTCTCTTTTCAGAGCTTTAGCCATGATAGCTAATTGGTGAGCCATTTCTGTTTTCTTACCAGCTGCATCGGAAGCATTTTGAGTACCTGTCACAGTTGCATCTCTGCTACTGATCTGACACATATTAGACTCTCTAACTGTTGCAGTTGAAGCAGCACGTGAAAGTTCAAAACCTTCAAGTTGCCCTGTACCACTTGCAGTTGGAAGTGCTTCTGTTTGCCAATCGAATTGGACGTTTTTTACATTTGTTTTGCCTATAGAACTCATAAAAGGCGTACTCATTGGAGAAATGTTATAGATAACATCTGATAACTGTTCTCTGTCTGAAGTCGCAGTATAAGTATCAAAAGCGTTTGTGACTTTAGCCATTTTTTATACTCCTTCTAGCTTTCGCTAGAAATTAAATTAAATTTTCAAATACTTTAGCTGCATCTTGGACTTTTCCAGATTTAGCCAAAGTCTGTTGCGATTTCTTTAAAGGAGTTGTTTTCTTAACTTGATTGACAGTACCAGGTCTAGCTACTCTACCTGCCGCTTTTTGTGTTGGTTTTTTCTTTGTTGCTTTAACAGTTTTGTCATGCAACCAAGAATTTCTTAAACCTAACAAAATGCGATAGTCATAAACCTGATCCATTTCTTGTGGTGTGAAGCCTAAAATATTAATGGCGTAATCTCTAATAGCTAACTTTTCAGTGTTAGCTTTTTCGACATTTTTCCATTCTGGAACTTTATCAAGTAACTGTTGGTTGCCGTATTCCACAAATTCTTTAATTTGTTTATCTTGAGCA